TCTGAAAGTGCAGTTACTTTTAATGAAGAAACGGGTGAGTTTGATATTCCTGTAACTGAAATGTATCGTTTGAAAGAGATGGCTCAGATGACAGGAAAGTCGTATGAACAAATGGCAGATGAGGCGATTAAGGCGAAACAAAGAACTGAAAAATTAAAATTACTTGAAAACGCTGTTGGAGGATATACTGAAGAACAAAAAGAATTAATTGCTAATTTATCTGAATTTGGTGAAAACGGTGAGTTAAAAATAAAATTACCGGGTATGGATGAAATGGTTGACGCTAGTTCGTTAACTAAAGAACAGTTAGACCAATTAGATGACCTACAAAAAGACCAAGCAAAATCGGCTGAAGAAGTTTCTCGTGAAATAAGAGACATTAACAAAGAACAATTATCAGTTTTACAGTCATTAAAAGGGACTAAAGCCGAAATTGGTGCGATATCTTTATTAAAAGCTGAGGACACACAAGCATATGGTGATATAGCGGACGTTTTTGGTGAAATAGCATTAACACAGAGTGATAGAGTTAGGAGTTCAGTTGAAAGTACAGAAATGGAAACACAAGGGACACTGATGACTCAAATGATTGAGGAAGGGTTCTCAAATCCAACAACCATACAAGCATATGCTGCGGGACAATTAAGTCTTATTAATCATGTTTTTGGTAATGTACCCGAATTTTTCGACCAAGTTAATTTAGGTTTAGATGAAGAAAATATTTTTAAAGATGCCGAATTACTTGATAAATTTGGTGAATCATTAAAGAAATTTGGAATTGATGTGGGTGGAATAGATGTTAATGCGTTTAACACTTTAACAGATGGGTTATTAAATAGTTTTAATAAATTATACCTTGAACAAAATACGGGACAAAACACTGGTCAAAATACAGATATAAGTGAAAATAACGATATTAGTAATTTAAATGAATCGGTAGAACCAATAAACAAACCTGAAAACAGTGGTGTAGTTGAGGTTACACCTGTATTAAATACAGACACGAATATAGACTACGCCAACACACAAGAAACAAGTTCGCCGATAGAGATGATAAGAGAAGGTGAGGTTAAAGTTAATGGTAATATTAATTTAACTCTAAATGGTACGGATTTACAAAAAATTGATGTGGTGCAACTAATGAATAATCCAGAATTTAAATCGCAGGTGTTGAAAATAGTTTCAGGTACAGAAACAACATACGCATAAAATTAACAATTAATCTATTTATCTATAAATAGAAATATTATGCCGAGTGAATTAACTTTTAACGCTACAGAGAGTTTTAGAAGAAAACTTTTAGTTAGAAATTTACCACCCTATAAAGAGGGGTACAAGGGTGATGAAAAACCTGGTGAATTTGAATTCTCGGTAAATGATATTGGGGTTATTGATTCGGGTAACATACAGGATATAGGTGATATACAGGAGAGTAAATTATACGTTAAAAATAAATATGGACCCGAAAACACTAGAGGGTTTGGAGATACCGTAAATATTAATAATAATAATCAAACGGAATCAAACTATGGTGAATATGAGTACTTTAGTTCTGAACCATCTATAGATACAGAAACATCACAAAAAAGAGCAGAGATAAAAAACCAATATCTTCCTGAAGAGGGTTACACAAAACTAATTAATATTGAAGATATTGAGAGGATTATAGAAAGTAGAGGAAATTACTACACGTTTATATTCTCAACGTATAACCCCGGAAGTATTTTAAATGATTTAAACCCACTCGGTTCTAATGGTAATTTATCACAAGATTCTGATTTAGCTAAAATAGGTGCGGAGTCATTAAAGAGTGAGTTTTTAAATAGAATTGCATTTGAGACTAGACAACAAACATTAGGTAGGGTTAATGCGCTTGACGCATTATCAGACCCTTTTGACGCGTTAGCAATTGTCACTGGAAATAGAAGTGTAATTGAAAAAGACTATCACATATCTGTACCTGAAAATATAATAGGTAAAGGGCTGGATTTTATAAGCAGAGTTACTGGTGTGTATTCACCGTACTCATGGATTGCGGGTGACTATTTTTCACCTGAAACAAAACAAACTTCAGAAGAGCAAGCAACAATAGGAGGACTATTTTCTAAAAGAGATAAACTCAAAACACAGTCAAATAAGAGAGCTTCAGACCTGATGCTTAAAAGCACTGGTAAAGGACAGTCAGGGAGACTATTTTCTAATTTATCGTACAATAAATTTAGACCGGACTATCAAGAGACGAATTCAAAAGCACCCGTTGGCGACTATTACTTAGGAAGTAAAATATTATCAGTACAAGACATAATATCACCACCCGACGCTTTACCTGTGGATAATAGGGGTAATAAAATAGATATACCTGTAAGGGGTTATGGTGAGTTAGGTACCTTATATGAAAATAAAGAAGCTACAAATAATTTTAGTTTCGGATTAAACGGTAGTAAGTTTATTCCAGGTAGTGAAACATATACTAATAGTAGTTATGATAGTAAAAGACTACAAGGTGGTTTCACTTGGATTACAGACGAGTCATCTAAAGGGGCAAAAAAGGCGCCGACAAGAGGTGGAGGTGTAAACGGTCAAGTACAAACACAAGGTAATGTTGATGACCTATTAAATAGCTTATCCAACTATGGAAGTACAACAAATGTTGATAATGGATATGACTCAACACCAAAATCAAGTTCATATAATTTTACTAAGGGGTCAATTTTAGATAATACCCAAAAAATAATATTAGCTTCAGACGCATTACAAGGACCAAAAAAATTACAACATGTCGGTAATGCTATTAATCAAATCTCTAAAGTTTTTAATGATGGTACTAGAGAAATGACAAAAGGTTCTATGGTGTATAAATATGAAGATTTAAGTAGTGGTAGAATTGTAGGTACTGAATACTGTAGGGTTTTTAGTAAAGATAGAACATATTCACATAATAAAGACTTACAAAAAGATAAAGGTGCAGTAAATGACTATAGAAAGTTTTCTAATTCTGTTTTAGATAACACATATAATTTAAATATTGCCCCTATGAGGGGTAAATCGTCCACAAACATAAAAGACGGAAGCGTAAAAAAGTACATGTTTTCAATAGAAAACTTAGCATGGAGGACATCAAATAAAAAAGGATATACATACCAAGACTTAGCGGTTTGTGAAAGAGGACCAAATAAAGGTAGGATTATGTGGTTCCCACCTTACGACCTAAAAGTTTCAGAAACTAACTCAGTTAATTGGACAACTAATGAATTTTTAGGTAGACCAGAACCTATATACACATACAATAATACAATGAGACAGGGTACACTAAGTTGGAAAATAGTTGTAGACCACCCATCAATCTTAAATGTTATTGTTGATAAGGAATTAAAAAATAAAACAAAATCTGAAATTAATGATATAGTGGATTCTTTCTTTGCTGGATGTAGGGATTATGACATGTATGATTTAGCAACAAGGTTTCCTCAGTTTACTATGTCAGATATATATGAAATATTATCAGAAACACAGAATGTTGAAACCGCATATACATATATGGAGGAAATACCTCGTGTAGATGTTATAGAAACTACACCAGTTATAGAGGATTATGTTAAAAAAACAGAACCTGAAGACTATAGTTTCTTTTATTATTTCCATCATGATATACCGGGTCCACAAAATGCGACCTCAACAACCGCAGATAAACCATACAGTGAATCTTTAAGTGATTACTTAGGTCTTAGGTCTAAGTACGAAGAAAGATGTAAAGACAGTTATAAGGAAGAAAGTTTATTTTTTATAGATAATTTTGTTACAAAAATAGAACAAAATACAATTGAACTATTAAATAAAATAAAGGATGCGGTTAATGAAAAGGCTAAAATTAATATTGTTATTTATGGTTCTGCATCTGCACCTGCATCCGAAACCTATAACTCAGCACTTTCTAAAAGAAGAATTAATAGTGTTAGAAGTTATTTAGAAAACCTAAAATTTGATAGTGAAAATAATACACTAAAAAAATATATAGATGAGGGTTATGTTACAATAACCGAAAGTGCACAAGGAGAAAATGCAGATGTATACACACCCGATGGGGCGGGACCTTATGATTGTACAGAAAATTTCGCAGACGTAACCGACTCGATATACACCCCAACTGCTATGGCATGTAGGAGATGTAGAATAGATGTTCAAGAAACACCCCCATCACCCGAAGATAGAAAACCTGAACCAACATATGAAGAGATAGTAACTTTTGATGAAGTTGAAAGAACAGGATATACCTCAAGTCAAGTAGTAAGTTCAAGTGCGTCAACTAGAAACGATGTAGCGAAAAGAATACTTAGAAGATTATTAAGTGAATGTGATTATTTCGATATACTAAAAGAAGATAGTCCATTGGTGTATGAAGGAATACAAGATAAAATAAAATTCTTCCAACCGGCATTTCACTCTATAACACCCGAAGGACTTAATAGTCGACTTACTTTCTTACAGCAATGTTTAAGACCTGGAGACACCATACCCGTAATCGGTCCTGACGGTAAACCTAAAAAGGGTGGAATACAAAATACGGCATTTGGTGCACCACCAATCTGTATATTGAGAATAGGGGACTTTTACCATACTAAAATCGCCATAAATCAAATGTCAGTAAGTTTTGACCCACTAATACTTGATTTAAACCCGGAAGGTATTGGTGTACAACCAATGATTGCAGATATTAGTATGTCTTTTTATTTCATTGGTGGTCAGGGATTACAAGAACCTGTTACAAGGTTACAAAATGCCTTATCATTTAATTATTATGGTAATACTGAAATGTATGACGACAGAGCAGTCCCGACTGAAGATAGGGATGAAGTCAATAATCAGGTAATGAGAAAAATTGAAGAAATTCAAGGATTCAGTGTAAAAGATGGTGAGGTTGAAAGACCTGAAGAGGCGGGAAACACTATAGGTGAGATAATAAGTACTGATTTAGATATAGAAAACAACACGGTTACGGGTCAAATAAAATACAAAGAAACTGTTAAGGAATTAGTTAAAAAGTCCGAGACCTATGCCCAAGGTATGGGAAGTACCCTTGAGGAAATATCAAAAAGTAATTCGTTAATAGGATTATATTATTTTAGTAAAAATACTAAATATTTTTATGGTGAAATGACGGGTTACTTTGATGGGAATGATGAATTTCCTATGAATATTTTTGGTAAACCAGAACAAATACAAAATGAAATGTCAACCTTATCCACAAATTTAATTAGTGATGTTGACAATAATTTAAATCCATTTTTAAAGGATATTGAACAATTTGATTTTAAAAGTACTGATAAGAAAAAATTTAAAAGAAACCTTAAAACTTTTATAAATAATGCGGTTCTTGAGGCTGAAGAAAATTTAAACTCACAAATTGGTTCATTAGTTGATAATCAGTTAAGTTTAGTGAGAGTTATAGATAAAATTAATTTAATTCATACAAAAACAGATGGGTTTAGAAATAAATCGGGCAAAAACATATTGTTTGATTTATCGGGTACGACAGACGTTGATGTATCATCAACACAAAGTAATACAATGGATGAATTCATTTATGATGTACAAACTGTTGGTATAGATTTAACTAATTTCTACATAAAAATAACATCAGATAGTGATGATTCATTAGTTAATAACACTAAAGATAATTTATATGAAGGATTTTTAACTGGTGATTTTGACACTGAACCACAGACAAGATTTTGTACTGTTGCTTATTCACATATAATTAATGACCCTGAAGGATTTGCGAACCAAATTTTAGGGGAAGAATTAAAAGAAAAAACAGAGTGGGTTTCTTATGTAAATAAGATTATTTATGGTGTCGATGCGGTAACTATAGATATCGGTGTTGGAGCTATGTTTGAAGACGGTACAAACACAATAGAAGTTTTATCTCCCGATGTACCCGGTTTATTAGATGAATATAATAAATTAAAAACCGAGACATCAAAGAAAGTTAACACGTTTAAAAATGACAATAGTGTTAAAAAGTTCACATTATATGACCCATTTAATTTAGATAAAGAAAGGGTATTTGATTATATACAAGAAAATGATAGCACTTTCAATTCTACAAAAAATGACTACTTTAATAAAGTATATGAAGGTATTAACGGAGGAGACTTAAATAAATTTAATCAAAAATACACCTTTAATTAATGCAGTACTATAATAGATATAAGGATTTTTTAATTAATGGTAAGCAAACTGTTGTGCCTTTTGTAAATATAGAATCTAAACCTACCGATAAAAGGTATATTTATCGTATTGGTAAAAGTAGGTTAGATAAGATAAGTTATGAGTTTTATGATTCACCATATTTTGGATGGTTAATATTGGCGGCAAATCCTCAGTACGGAGGATTAGAAAATAACATTAATGATGGGGCTATTTTATTTGTACCTTTTCCATTAATTGACTCATTACAAGACTATAAAAAAGCATTAGATACACACTTCTTCTACTATGGCAGGTGATAAGTTATTTAACAACCAAAACGTATATGTTGAGACAGATTACGAAAACATTATAATTGTTGACCCAAATAAAGTTGTCGACAAAAATAATAAGGTGCAAGAAAGGCTGGTTAACCATGAAGAACTTGTAAAATATGTCAACTTAGAGGCGAAGGTTTTACCTAGAACTAAATTGGTGGTTGGAGATAACTTTGACGATACCATAGAAAACCTAAGAATAGGTACTATGAGTAACGACGACCAAAGGAAGATAAATTTTGTGTTTCCTGATGATAAAGATGGATATGATACCTCTTGGACAGAAGAAATAACAGGAAATGATTCACTTCAAGGTAAGGGGTTAAATCAAGGACAAACAATAGAGGTGGGTAGTGGAGAAAACAAAAAAGTAATTAGAAAAATATCCAATCCTGAAGACACACAATTACTTGGTATCACAAATGTACAGGTAAAAATAAATACTGCATTTGCACCACAAGTAACCATTGAAATGGTGGATATACAAGGAAGAACATTGTTTGAACAAGGTGAAAACTCACCGTATAGTGCATTTATGCAATTACCATACCCACTATTCATTTTAACTATAAAAGGATATTTTGGTAAGGCAGTAAAGTATGAATTAATGTTAAAAGACTTTAATGCCAGATTTGATTCTTCTGATGGTAATTATAAAATAACAACAAACTATATTGCTCGTACATACGCGATTTTATCTGACATATCTATAAATAATTTATATACCTTTCCTCATATGTTCCAAAAAACAGGTGAGATTGAAGGGAATACGACGACACAAACCAACACTGCAGGACTAAACAACACAGAGATTAATACAAGACAATCCACTAAAGGTCTTGAAATATTAAAACAAGTTTATAGTGAATATAGGTCTAAAGGATTAATAGGGGACGACTTTCCAAATCAACAGGGATATCCATTAACCCTTTCTGTGTTAGAGAAAAAACTGGAGAAATTTGAAAATTACGTAATGCAGGCGTATGGTAAAGAAGATATGTCTGTTTTGAATGATATTGGTGCTTTTAGTAAAACTATAAATGATTTCAGGAAAAAAGTTTTTGGAGCCAACAGTGAATGGTTTTCTAAATATATTGACATTAATAATGTATTAATACCTTTACAAAATAATGAACCTGTACTTTATGGATTTAAAAAAGAAATTGATTTACAAGGTAAAAAAGATGCAATCGCCGAATTAAAAAATATAATTAATGAGTATAACGAATTAATTAATAATGACCCCACATTCGGTAGTAAAGGTAGTTGTGTAATAGACAATCAAAAAGTTGACAGCAGTCTATCCTTCAAAGTCGGGATAAATAATTTTTTAAAAAGTCTTGATGGGTTAGATAATATTGATATTAAATTAACTTACGCTAAAAGGAATAATGTTATAAATAATGATGAATTAGTTTTAAACACATTTAGGTCAAACTTAGAAAAACAATACTTTATCGATAGTATGACATTGGACGCTAAAACTTATGAAGTGGTAGATGATGGTAATAACTTATTTTTTAAATTTGGTAATATTAATGGAAGTGCTAATTTAGCGTCAAATACGATACTAAAAAAATTACAAGATTTAGAACAAAAATTCCAAGCTCAGAAAAAAATAATTGAAGATTTACTTTCGGAGGCATTAGCTAAGAAAATAAAATCACCGTCAGGTCTTGGATTCAACCCAACAATAAAAAATATTATGGCGGTAATAGCTGCCAATACCGACGCCTTTTTTAGGTTAATGGATAATGTTCATGAAAATTCTTGGAGACAAAGAAATAATCCTATAAGGTTGAATGTTATATTGGGTGGAGATAAAAGTTTAGGTACTGATAGTAAAGATAATGTACAAGAAGTTGGTGATAATGGATTACCGTCTGATACTAATGTTATTTACCCGTGGCCACAATACTTTGAAATAACTAATGATGAAAATGGAAACCCACAATATGAGGATAAATATCCAGGAGACGTAAATTCAATTAACACCACACAGGGATATAGATATGATGTTTGGCCTGAGGTTGAATTTGTTGAAGAATATATAAGGGCTGCGATTGAGATAGAGGAACAAGAAATTGACACAAACAACCCAAACGAAGCTAGCGTCACACCATACGTTTCAGTTAACTCTCTATTGTTTCCTTATAGTAATAATATATATGAAAACAAATCTATAGTTCCATTTTTATATGAAATTCTTGAAAGAACCATGGTAGATTCGACATATACTAATTTATATAAAGATAGTGGTTATGAGGACTCAATATATGGTGTTATTGGTGATTTTGAAAACTTAAATATTAGTACCGCGTCTTCAGATTCATTGGAACTAATACAATTGTTAAAGAATTTTTCTTTTAGTTATGAAAATTTATTAAGATACCTTAAATCAACATCAGGTGGGGGAAGTTGGAATATGTTTGTTAGAAACGAATATATAACACCATATATAAAAAATTCACTCAAAAAAGATTATGGGTTATATAATAGTAGCTTTATATCTGATTATTCCACTAGTGTAGAGGGCTCTACAGAATCTGTTGAAAAATTAAGAAAATATTTAAAATCTAATAAATCTAATGATATTTCATTTTTAGACAAATATCCGTTTACCGATTTAAATTGGTTAAAAAGTAACTTATCTGAAGGTGAAAAAATAAGTAGCGAGGTTGATGCAAATAATACATCTAACATTTATAATTTTATAGACACTAAAAAGACTATATCTACTTTTGACATAAATGAAAATGATTTAGACAAAAAAGTTTTTACATATTTTGAATGGATAACAAATGTAAGTGGAAATCCTGAACAAGGAGGTACACCACCAGAAGATTTAGTTAATACACAAGCAAATCCTAACGTAACATCTAATAATGGTGCAATTAATTACTACCTAAGTAGAACAGAAAAAAAATTACTTTTAACTGAATCATATATTGACTATGGTAAAAATTATGATACCACAGTTAATAATATAGTGGCAACACAAACCACGTCATTGTTAAACACACCATATTTTGTAAATGCCTTTATTAAAGGAGTAGAAAGACATAAAAACGGAGAAGAAAATCCATATGTTGCATTAGGGTACCTATACTTAAACTCGTTACCATTAGCGACACTTAGAGAAAAATTCAAAAGTTTTGGTGATGGTCTCACAACTAATTTAGACTATATTTTTGCCGGTTTAAATAAATTTTCGGCAATACATAAATTACCATATCTTTGGATTTTAAAATACGGTTCTATTTGGCATAGATATAAAAAGTATATTGAAAATGGAAATGATATATTGAGTGATATATGGGAAGACTTTAATTTTGTAAATGCGTATGACCCTATAACAAATAATCGACAAAAAACATATCTTATAAAAGATAATCTAAATTCAGATTATAATTATAAACAAAAAAATATAGAAAGTAGTCTACAAACTATCGATGATATACCGACTAACGTTGAATACGTAACATTAAATAACGGATTTTATCCTAAAATAGTTAATGATGTATATTGGTACTTTACGAAAAAGAATATTTTTAATGGATATACAAACCAAGAGGTTGAAGACGCATACGTAAACAGAAACTTTAAATCAATAAATGATTCGTCAAACACGTTAAATAAGAATAGAAAATACGACCCGCAAAACCCAAACAGAATCTTAAATGTCAATAACTGGTCTTATTATTTTGAAATTAAGAATAATACAGAATTTGAGGATTATGACAAAGATAGACTTTTAATTATACCGTCAGTAGGTTCAGTAAAATTTAATCAATCAAATTTTGAATGTTTTAATACACAAGGATTAATAACACAGGATATTATAGATAATCCCGCGGTTTATAACGGTACTTGTAGATTCTTATGGGAATCCTCTAACTATGGTTATTTTGATAATGATTTAATAAATAAACCGGCGACTTTTGAATACCTTAAATATGTGGACCCTAAAAAGGATAATAAACAAGCATTTAATCTTTTAGATAAAACAGACATTACAAAGTATTCAAATATTGATGATATGTTTAATGTTTTTACGAAAGAAATGTTGGATACCTTCGAGGAAAAGTTCTTAAATTTTTGTTTACCTAAAGATAAATTTGACTCCAACTCTATAGGTAGAGGTTCAGAAACATTTGAGGATTTTATAAGTCAACCACAATATAAAGACTTGTTTATATATAACGAAGAGAGTGGAGAAAATGAACTACCAACAGAAGAGATTTTTAGATTAAGGGCTCTTTATGAAAACCAATCACCATCATATGGAATTACACCAACAGTTAATCCTTATGATATTAGTTTATACGCAGTTTTAAAAAGTCTGTTAATTGTTAATAAACCAGAATTTAGTGAGAATTTTTCAGAAAATTTAAATAAAATTTCTAAAAAACAGTTAGACTCATTTACATTACAACACAAAATAAATTTTTTAAATAAAGACTTAGTCTTAAAAATAGGTAATCCTGGAAAGTATAATAGAAAGGTGTTTAATTCATTTAGTAATGAAGAATTGAACAATCCTGTTGATAAATATGAATTCGGTACTTACATAGGCAACACCCTACCTAGTAATAATAACAACATAACCCTAAATCAAAGTAAGAGTAATAATCCTGAGGCTTGGAATGCAATGTACCTATATGTTGGAGAATATTTTGACAATTATAATTTTATTTATAAAGACAGTGGTTCATATCTAACAGACTTTTTTATTGATATGGACGTTGAATTTAATGAAAGTAATGTCAAACTATTAAGTAATATTATTAAACTTTATGCGGATAAAAAACTAAAGACTCCAAACATAACACCACAAGAGTTCTACGACGAATTTAATGGGTTTATCGAAGACCAAAAAACGTTTCAAACGAATATTTTAAATCATACATTTATACAACTTAATAAAAATTTACCAAACGTAACATTCACACAAAAAGAACAAAGTAGTCTATCCGCGACTGATGGTGAGGTTGAAAAAGTTGGTTTGTGGAAAGCGTTCCAAACACTGAATGATAAATGGATTTCGGGTCAAGATTTTAAAACAAAAACAATATTTGAAGACTTCTTATTTTTAGATAGGGCAAATAGACCTGTTGGTGATAAGGTGATTATTAATATTGAAGAGTTAAGAAGCTTTTTGAAAAATAGAAATTCTGACATGAGTGTATACTCACTCATGGGTCATATATATGAAAAAAATAATTTTACATTTATGCCTACACCAGTATATACAAATTTCTATGGATTAAATGACAGGTCACCGGGGGCTGAAGGAATACCACAGGATATACCAAACGATACTTTCGGAACTTTTATGGAGGTAGATACTAGAGATACTAGACCAAGAATGTTGGCGATTTATGTTGGAGAACCATCGTCAAATTTAGATATGAAGGGTAATAAAAATGTTAGGAAAAATGATGATTCATTTGATATTACTAGACCTTCAGGGAATCCATTAATTGAAAGTGGGACCAATAAAACGGATTACTCAGAAAGTAACAGGTGCGTTGGATTCAACGTGGACTTTGGGATAAGAAATCAAGGAATATTTAAATCAATATCCTTAGATATGCAACAACATAGAAATATTGCACCAACATTTCAAGTATTGGCGGATTTAGGGTCACAAGCATCAGGACAAAAAACTGCGCAACAGTCACAATCCCTTTATAATTTCTACAGAAGTAAAAGTTATACTTGTCAAGTAACCTCTATGGGTAACGCCATGATACAACCCACCATGTATTTTAATCTACAGAGGGTCCCATTATTTTATGGACCTTATTTAATAATGAGTGTAAGTCATACGATTAATTCTAGAGACTTTGTTACTCAGTTTGAAGGTATAAGAGTTTCAAAATATTCACTACAACAACCAGATAAATTAGTTATAAGTGTTAATAGAAAGATTTTAGAGTCATACAAAGATAAATTATTTAAACAAAGACAACAAGAGGAAAATTCAGGAACGACAGAAAATAGTACTGTTAATAACTCTATTGCTGTAGATGAGAGTAGATGTGAGGGACTGTCAAACTATCCACTCAAACCGTTCCTACCATTAGTATCTAGTAATGTTAATTCTCAGGATATTGTTCAATATCTTAATAATGTACAGACAATAAATGGGGATATGAGGGCATTTATATATGGTAATATTATGAAAGGTAAAAATTCTATAGAGGTACAGAATAATAACCTTATAAATGTAGGTATAAATAGTTTAAATACTACGTTAGCTAATACCTATACTAATGGACAAGTATGTGTTAAAAAAGACAGTAATATTGGATGTATGGCCTCTTTTGATAGTATAGATGACTGCCTAAACTTAATAGTTGAAAAGTTTAAAAATCAACAAATACTATTAAATGACCTAAAACCACTATCAAACCCAGATTCAACAGATGGTAAAGCAATAGCAATGACTAGACTACTATATAAAAATATTTATAAGTCAGACTTCACAGCCTCAAATGCTACAGAGATTAAAAAACAAATAAATGACGCTTTAGATAAAAACCCAAATTTAGAAGAAAACTACAATGAATGGATTAATATTTTTAAACGAGCGGTGAATACTCAGTAAATATTACTAAACAATTACATATTTATATAAAAAAAGAGTTATGAATATAAAAAATTTATTAGACAACTACTTACAAAAAGATACAAGGTTGACAGAGAGAGACCAAGGTAATGGGTATAAAGAGGTATGTGATTTGGATACTGGGGATTGTTATACCGTTAGGATGAGAGACGGATTAATAGAAAGAGTTGATAATACTATGAATTTAAATAAAACTCTAAGAGTTGAAACACCTACAGGTATGAAAACATTATTAAACGGTTAAAATATTTACTAAAATGTCAGTAGAAAAAAAGTTATTAAAAGAAATAGAAAGATATAAAAAAATAAATTCTTATGTCTTAGAACAAGAAGGTGAATTACCGCCACCTGTTGATTTAGAGGGAGGTAATGAAGAAACCACAGATGAATTACCACCGACGCCTGAAGGTGGAGAAACTGATAGTGTTGAAGAAGTACCGGAACCTGTGGATGTTGAAACAGACCCTGATGTTGAAATTGTTGGAGATGAGGGGGAAAGTATCGATAATAGTGAGGAAAATGGTGGTACTGAGGAATTAGACATCACTGATTTAGTTACTACTCAAAAAGATATATCTGACAAACAAGATGAGTATATGGAGACAATGTTTAATAGATTAGAAGACTTAACATCTAAATTAGGTGAAATGGATAGTATATTAAGTAAGATAAATGACTTAGAACAGAAAGTTGAAAAGTATAGACAAAAGTCACCCGAAGAAAAACTACAGTTAAGAAGTTTAGATAGCTATCCGTTTAATCAAAAATTAAGTGATTTTTTTATGGATAAACAAGATGAGTTTGAAAAAACAGGTAAAAATGAATATGTTTTAACGAGCGATGAGATTGAAAATTATTCAGATGGTGATATAAAGAAGTCTTTTGATAAACCATTTGAAGATGAAGAACGTTTATAATATTTTATTAATAATAACATTACTTTTATTCAGTAGTTGTGGTAGTGCAACAATGAATAAACTATTTGAAAACCCCGAAGAATATTATTTTTTATCTGAAATTGAATTAGAATGGGATGGTAAACGACCGACACAAAGATTTAAAAAACAAATAAAATTAAACGAACCATTTGTTGATAGAGATGGTTATATACTTTTTTTAAAAAAAACTAATAATGATTCTATATTTGAAATAGTTGTTAGAGTTGATAGAAATATTTATGACCCCCCATACTTTGCAGATGAAGAACATTTAAGAGACCGTTACTAACGGTCTTTTTTTTTATGTGGTGATTTGACTTAACGTTTTTCGTTGTTATATTTTACTTGAGTAACAGATAAATTTTTAACGAATAAAAGAAAAACAAAATGGCAAATGCACTCGACGCGGTACTCGCACAGTACGAAAAGAACACCACATCTCGTGGTGGTGGTGACGGAATGTCACAAGAAGAGAGGTTGAAGAAGTATTTCACAACTTATCTCCCTAAGGGGACTAAATCAGGACAGGCTCGTATCCGTATCCTTCCAACATCAGATGGTTCATCACCATTTAAGGAGGTATGGTTCCACGAAGTCCAAGTTGACGGAAAATGGGTTAAACTCTATGACCCAGGTAAAAATGATGGTGAGCGTTCACCTTTGACCGAGGTCTACGAAGAGTTGATGTCAACGGGTAAAGAGTCTGATAAGAAGCTCGCGATGCAATATCGTCCTCGTAAATTCTACATTGTAAAACTTGTTGACCGTGACAATGAAGAAGATGGTGTTAAGTTTTGGCGGTTTAAGGATAATTACAAACAAGAAGGTATCCTTGATAAAATCATTCCGATTTGGAGAGCGAAAGGTGATATCACCGACGCTAACGAAGGTCGTGATTTGATTATTGAGTTGGCAAAATCTAAGACCAATTCAGGTATTGAGTATACCATCGTTCAAACCATCATGTATGACGACCCATGTCCTTTGAGTGAAGATTCAGATTTGATGAAGGAGTGGATGGAAGATGAGATGACTTGGAGTGATGTATATGCTCAGAGACCTACTGAATACTTGGAAGCAGTCGCTCGTGGTGAAACACCTGTATGGGACTCTGAACTTAAGAAGTTCGTATATGGTGATGGTGAAGATACTGAAACTATCGGTGGCTCACAACCAAAACAACGTGTGGTTAAGGAAGAAGTTGAGGACCCACAAGAAGAGATGGAGGTTGATGAGGACCTTCCTTTCTAAAAACCAAAACCTACAGATGGGAGGGTGTAATGCTCTCCCATCTTTTTCATGACGAAAAGTTCATTACGAAAAACTCGTAACGAAAAAACAAAAATACAATGGCAATTAAAAAGAATAGTTTTAAAGACATAAAGAAGAAGTTCTCTTCTTCTGCTAAATTCAAACCTCAGAGGTTTTACGACTTAGGTTCTGAATTTTTGGATGCGGTAGGGGTACCAGGTCCTGCTATGGGACATATCAATATGTTCTTGGGTCACTCGGACACGGGTAAGACTACTGCGTTAGTAAAAGCTGCGGTTGACGCACAGAAGAAGGGTATCCTTCCTGTGTTTATTATCACAGAACAAAAATGGTCTTTTGACCACGCAAAACTTATGGGTTTTGACTGTGAAGAAGTTGTTGATGAAGAAACGGGTGAACTTGATTGGGACGGGTTCTTCATCTTTAATAACGACTTTGAGTATATTGAACAAATTACTGAGTTTATAAATAATTTGTTGGACTCCCAAGAGAAAGGGGAGTTGGAGTACGACTTGTTGTTCCTATGGGACTCAGTTGGTTCTGTACCTTGTAAGATGACTTACGAAGGTAAGGGTGGTAAGCAACACAACGCTGCCGTTCTTGCTGATAAGATTGGTATGGGCATCAACCAACGAATTTCAGGTTCACGTAGGTCGGACTCAAAATTTGAAAACACTTTGGTTATTGTTAACCAACCGTGGGTTGAACTTCCTGACAATCCGTTCAGTCAACCGAAAATTAAAGCTAAGGGTGGTGAAGCCATTTGGTTGAACTCATCTTTGGTCTTTTTGTTCGGCAATCAGAAAGGTGCGGGAACGAGCAAAATCACGGCGGTTAAAGATAAGAGAAAAGTGAAATTCGCAACGCGTACAAAGGTTTCTGTACTTAAAAACCACATCAATGGATTGGGTTATGAGGATGGTAAAATTCTCGTTACCGCTCACGGATTTTTGGCAGGTAAAGACTCTGCTGAGGAGAAGAAATCTATTGAACAGTATAAGTCAGAGCAATCTGAGTATTGGAAAGAGGTCATCGGAACCGGTGGAGATTTCAAATTAGAAGAAGACGGTGGAACCTTTGATATAAATGCGTTGTGACAAAAACCTTATTAGTTGACGGAAACAACCTATTCAAGATAGGTTATCACGGAGTTCGTGAATATTACCATAAAGGTAATCACATTGGAGGTATCTACCACTTTGTGAATACCTTGCGTAAATTTATTTCCGAATACAACTATGATAAGGTAATTGTTTTTTGGGACGGAGATGATAACTCCGTTCAGAGAAAAAAAATATTTGCTGAGTACAAAGAGAACAGACGATACAACCGACTTAACGATATTCAAAAACAATCTTTTGATTGGCAACTCAATAGAGTAAAACAATACCTTGAGGAGATGTTTATTCGTCAGGTGGTGGTAGATGGTAACGAGTCTGATGATATGATTGCCTACTACTGTCAAATCTCTTCAGACGAACACAAAACCATTTTCTCTGCGGATAAAGACTTAACACAACTCATCTCTGAGAATGTGCAAATTTATTCTCCGTCCCAAAAACAAATGATTAAAAACGGGGACAAGGTCAAACTGAAAGATATTTCAATCCCCCACCAAAACGTGGCGACTTTCAAAATTATATCTGGTGATAAATCAGATAACATTGACGGTATCTACTACTTTGGTGAAAAGACCTTTTCAAAACTTTTTCCTGAGATACTTGACTCCGTAGTCTCTGTTGACGACATTTTACAAAAAGGTGAAAAACTACACGAAAATGATAAAGACAATAGAGCATTACAAAACTTGTTATCAGGGAAGACAAAAAGAGGGGTATATGGAGAAGAGTTTTATGTTATCAACAAACAACTCGTGGACCTTTCACAACCTTTGTTAACAGAAGAAGCAAAGGAACTCGCTCAACTTTATTATGAAGAGGATATAGACCCTGAGGGAAGGGGATATCAAAACCTTATGAGGATGATGATGGACGATGGAATATTTAAATACTTACCTAAAACAGACAACGCATGGGTGTATTTCTTGACACCTTTTATGAAACTCACAAGAAAAGAAAAACGAAGATTTAAAAAAACAAAAAACTAATTAAAAACAAACAAAATGAGTAAAGAAAAGAATGAAATCACTAAGATGGAATTTTTGTTGACGCTTAACGACAACATCATTGTACAAAGGTTTTACAATGTTAAAGGATTTAACGAAGATGTTAAAAATAGTATCGACTTACATGAGGCGGTAAGTGACATCTACGATAAGATTCATGACGATTTGAAAACCAAGACAGTTTGGTATATGCTGGACAATCAGTTTCAAATTATGGCTGACCAAATGATACTTGAAACATCTATGACTGACGATGATGAGATGTTTAACATCTACATAAAACATAATGATAATATTATTTTTCATCGTGGATGGGACGGAAAAATCTACCCACCAAAGGTAAGATATACCGTTGACGTACGCCCACACCTAAAGTCTGTCTTGAAGTCATTGACCGAGGTCTGCTCTACTGACAAATTGACATGCGAATACCAAGAATATAGACTCGCATAAGCATATTTATTTAAACAACCTTTTAGTAATTTCAATCAACATGTCAAAAGAAAAAAATTTTGGATATCTCGGCAACACATTTCAAATTCAACTACTCAATAACATCGTTCTTTATAAGGACTTTGCAACGTCTATTGTTGATGTAATCGAGCCAAAATACTTTGACAACCAATATTTCAAGTTGATTATGCAAATTATGAAGGAGTACTATCAAAAGTACGAACACACACCTTCATATAATACATTAGAACAACTTGTAAAATCTGAAGTGTCATCACCTATGGCGCAGAAGATGGTATTGGATATGATTGACCAAGTAAAGGAAGCACCTGCGGAGGGTGAAACGTTTGTTCAAGAGAAGGCTTTGAAGTTTTGTAAACAACAAGAACTTCAGAAAGTTATGGGTAAAGCTCAAAAAATCATAGATAAAGGTGATTTTGAAAGCTATGACCATCTTGAAGAAATGGTGAGAGAAGCCTTACAAGTTGGTGAGGTCGACACCGGAACTGCAGATGTATTCTCTAATTTGGATGATGTTTTGGAAGAAGATTTCCGTCACCCAATCCCCATGGGTATACCTGGTATTGATAACCTTTTAAAGGGTGGTATTGCGAAAGGTGAGTTAGGAGTTATTTTAGCACCAACAGGAGTTGGTAAATCTACACTTCTCACAAAAATTGCGAATCACGCATTTAATCTTGGGTATAATGTTCTTCAAATTTTCTTTGAGGACAACCCAAAAATCATCCAAAGAAAACACTTCACTTTGTGGACAGGTATAGCGCCTGATTTGTTGTCTATGCATAAGGACAAAGTTCTTAGTAAAGTACAAGAAATTAAGGAAAATGCGCCTAACAAACTAATTCTTAAAAAGTTGCCGTCTGACACATTGACAATAAATCAGATTAAGAATCAGATTCGTAAGATGATGGCAGAAGGTAACAAAATTGATATGGTCGTTTTGGATTATATTGATTGTATTGTCCCTGATAAAAATTTAGGAGATGAGTGGAAAAGTGAGGGCTCTGTTATGAGAGGTTTTGAAGCAATGAACCACGAACTAAATATTGTTGGTTGGACAGCAACACAGGGTAATAGAAGTTCTATCTCTTCTGACGTGGTCACAACCGACCAAATGGGTGGTTCTATCAAGAAAGCACAAGTAGGTCACGTAATTATATCCGTAGCTAAATCATTACAACAAAAAGAGATGAACTTGGCAACTATCGCAATTACAAAATCTCGTATCGGTAAAGATGGTGTTGTATTTGAAAACTGTAAGTTTGATAATGAAATGTTAGAAATTGATACCGAACAAAGTGTTACTTTCTTAGGTCTTGAAGAACAAAAAGAAGAAAGGAATAGAGACAGGATTAGAGAATTACTTGAAAAAAGGAAACAAAAAGAAAATAAACAATAATCTTATTAGTAATAATGGAAAATTTAAATAATATGTTAGAGAAGGATATACGCTATGTTATTAAAAGAAGCGGTAATAAAGTACCATTTGAAACCGAAAAAATAGAACGTGCGGTTTTAAAGGCAATGAATAGTGTTGGTATGATTGATGAGGATATGGCAGAAAAAATTGCCAGAATTTCTACAAAGGCAATATTCAGAAATAATAAAGATAGAGTACCGCACGTAGACGAAGTTCACGATATGGTTGAGAATAAGTTGATGGATAATGGACTTAATGATGTGGCAAAAGAATATATTGTTTATAGGGCAAAACACATGCCGAATATCTTTGCAAAAAGAGTAAATCTAAAACCATATGATTATCCTAATTTAAACGATTACGTGGATGCTATACGACATTCTTATTGGGTTCATACAGAGTTTAACTATACATCAGACATTCAAGATTTTAAGGTACACCTTAACGAAAAAGAAAGGTCTGCGGTCCAAAGAGCAATGTTAGCAATTTCTCAGATTGAAATTGCGGTAAAGACATTTTGGGGAGATATATACAAGAGAATGCCAAAACCTGAAATTGGTAATGTTGGCGCTACTTTCGCAGAATCGGAAGTTAGACACGCAGATGCTTACTCACACCTAATCCAATTATTAGGACTTAATAAAGAGTTTGAGAACTTATTACAGGTTCCCGCAATTCGTAGAAGAATTAAATACTTGGAAAAATCAATAGTAAACTCCAAAGCGGTTGAAAATAAAGAGTACTTTGAATCAGTAATTTTATTTTCAATGTTTGTCGAGAACGTATCACTATTCTCGCAGTTTTTAGTTATTATGTCATTTAACAAACATAAAAATAAATTAAAGGGTATAAGTAACGCTGTTGAGGCCACCTCAAAAGAAGAAAATATTCATGCCGAATTTGGGTTTGATTTAGTAAATCTAATTAAATCAGAAAATCCTGATTGGTGGACAGAAGATTTGGTTGAAGATTTAATAGACGCAACTATTGAGGCTTATGACGCTGAAGAGGAAATAGTGAATTGGATATTTGAAAACGGCGACTTAGACTTTTTGACTAAAAAACAAACTATGGAGTTTATAAAACACAGATTTAACGTATCATTAAATTCAATTGGTATTGATAGTATTTTTAAGGTTAACGAAACTTTATTGTCAACAACTGAATGGTTTGACGATGAAATCTTAACCACAAAACATACTGACTTTTTTAATAAGAGAAGTATTAACTACAGTAAAAAATCAAAATCAATTACATCTAACGACTTATTTTAATAATTAACTATACACAATGAAAGAGAGAAAACCATTTGATTGGATTAACGAGGAGTCTATTACATTTCTTCGTAGAGGATATTTAAGTGAGGGTGAAGAACCTTTAGAAAGAATTAGAACAATTGCGGACCATGCTGAAAAACTTTTAGGTATGGAAGGTTTTTCCGATAAATTTTATGAATATATGAGTAAAGGATGGTACTCGTTGTCATCACCTGTATGGGCCAACTTCGGTAAAAAAAGAGGGTTACCAGTAAGTTGTTTTGGTTCTAATATTGGAGATAATATAGAATCAATTCTTTATACTCAGGCGGAAGTTGGTGAAATGAGTAAAATGGGTGGTGGTACTTCAGGTTACTTTGGTAATATCAGAGAACGTGGTGCAGAAATTACAGATAATGGACATGCACCAGGTGCGGTTCACTTTATGAATCTATTTGAAAGTGTTGTGGACAATATCTCACAAGGGTCTACTAGAAGAGGTAGATTCTCACCATATCTACCCGTTGAACATCCTGATATTATGGAGTTTTTAGAAATTGGTACCGAAGGTTTCCCTATTCAAGACCTAACACATGCGGTTACAGTCACTGATGATTTTATGTATGACATGATTGAGGGAGACGAAGAAAAAAGAGCAATATGGGCTAAGGTAATCCAAAGAAGAGGGGAGATTGGTTATCCGTATATTATGTTTACTGATACCATGAATAAAAAGTCACCTGAAGTATATCAAGATAAAGGAGCTAAAATATATAACTCTAACCTTTGTTCTGAGATTGCACTACACAATTCAGAAGAAGAGTCGTTCGTTTGTGTATTGTCGTCAATGAATTTACTTCATTATGATGAATGGAAAGATACTGATGCAGTTGAAACTATGACTTACTTTTTAGATGCGGTCGTTACTGAGTTCTTAACTAAAATTGAAGACATAAGAGACAATGGAACTATTGAAGGTAAGAGAGGGTTCTTTTATTTAGAAAAAGCATACAATTTTGCTAAGAGACAAAGAGCACTTGGATTAGGAGTTTTAGGATGGCATTCTTTACTACAATCAAAAGGATTGGCTTTTGATACTGTAGATAGTGCTAAATTAAACGTAGAAGTGTTTAAACTAATTAAAGAAAAATCGTATAAGGCTTCTGAAGAATTGGCAAATATTTTTGGTGAACCTGACTATCTTAAAGGTTACGGTAGAAGAAATGTAACATTAAACGCCATTGCTCCTACCACATCATCGGCATTTATTTTAGGTCAGGTGTCACAGTCAATTGAACCTATTTGGTCTAATTGTTATGTTAAGGATGTTGCTAAGATGAAAGTTACTATTAAAAATCCTGTTCTTGAAAATCTTTTAAAAGAAATTGATAAAGACAATAAAGAAGTATGGGATAGTATTAAGAAAAAAGATGGTTCTGTACAACATTTAGATTTTTTAAGTAATGAACAGAAAAACATATTTAGAACTTTTGCAGAAATTAATCAAGCCTCAATCATTAATCAGGCGGCGATAAGACAAGACTTTATTGACCAATCACAGTCTTTAAACTTAATGATTTCTCCTGATATGCCAACAAGAGATGTGAATAAGCTACTGATAGACGCGTGGAAGTTAGGAGTTAAAACACTCTACTATCAACACTCAATGAATTCCGCTCAAGCTTTCGCAAGGAAAAAACTAAATCTAAATGATTTACAATGTGTAGCCTGTGAAGGTTAAAAAATAAAACCCGTCAACTGACGGGTTTTTTTATAAAATTATTATTTTGAATATTTATTAGTATGGCATTAAGTAAGACATACGGTGTAAATTTTCCATTTAAAGAAAGTCAAGAAGGTAAGTACCTATCTTTAAGTAAATCTGTGCAAGAAGAAGTAAGGACTGACTTACTACATTTAATATTGACAAGAAAGGGAAGTAGGTACTATTTACCTGATTTTGGAACAAGAATATATGAATTCATATTTGAGCCGATGGATGGACCAACATTTGATTCTATAAGGGACGATATTAAAACTGCGGTAGAAAAATATATACCAAATTTACAAATAAATGAAATTAATATTACTCCATATACTGAAGACGATAAGAGTATTGTTGGTGAGTTAACATTCACAGAAGAACCCTCAGAATACCAAATGTTTGACATTTATAGAACGGCAGGTGAAGGTGTAGATGAGTACACTGCTAAAATTAGAATTGATTATTCGGTTAGTGACAGTACATTTAGTACTAGAGATTTCATAATTATAAATATTTAATAATAAATGGCAAATCGTAAAATATCATATACCGAAAGAGATTTCGAGTCATTAAGACAAGAACTTATAAATTATACTCAACAGTACTACCCTGAGTTAATAAGTAATTTTAATGACGCGTCAGTTTTCTCCGTATTTATGGATTTAAACGCGGCTATAGGTGATAACCTACACTACCATATAGATAGAAGTATTCAAGAAACCGTTTTACAATACGCTCAACAGAAATCTTCTATTTTTAATATTGCAAGGACTTATGGATTGAAGATACCTGGTAATAGACCTTCGGTGGCTTTATTAGATGTTTCTATAACCGTTCCCGCATATGGTGACCAAGAAGATAGTAGATACTTAGGGTTGTTAAGAGCGGGGTCACAATTTATAGGTGCTGGTCAAATATTTGAAAATCCTAATGATATTGATTTTAGTAGTCAGTATAATTCAGAGGGATACCCTAATAGAACCAAGATACCAAATTTTGATAGTAATAATAAAATAATTAATTATACCATCACAAAAAGAGAGGTGGTAGTTAACGGGACTACAAAAGTATTTAAAAAAGTTATTAATCCACAAGATGTAAAACCTTTTTTTGAATTCTTTTTACCTGAAAAAAACGTACTTAGTATAACATCTTTAATACAAAAAGACGGAACATCATTTAACAGTCCGCCATCTTATTCAGAGTTTATTACCTCTAACAGTAAGTGGTATGAAGTTGACGCGTTAGCGGAAGATAGAATTTTTGTGGAAGACCCGACAAAGTCATCTGACAAACCAGGAATTAAAGTTGGTAGATATATTGAAACAGAAAATAGGTTTGTCAGTGAGTTTACACCTGAAGGATATTGTAAATTAACATTTGGTGGGGGTACAACAAGTGCTGATGAACAATTGGCACAATTTAGTAGAACAGGTGTACCGTTAAACATTGCTAATTATCAGAATAATATTGGTTTAGGGTTAACGGTGAAACCAAATACGACATTATTCGTTCAATATAGAATAGGTGGTGGAAGTGCCTCAAATGTTGGTGTTAACTCAATAACTCAAATAGGTAATATACAATTTTCGGTAACAGGACCATCAAATAATGTAAATCAAAATGTTAGACAGAGTCTTAGATGTAACAATGTCACGGCTGCGATAGGTGGAGGGGATTTTCCAACGGTTGAAGAAGTAAGAAATATGGTAACATTTAACTTTTCGGCGCAAAAAAGAGCGGTTACAGTAAACGATTATAATTCATTGATAAAAACTATGCCAAGTAGGTTTGGTGCACCGGCCAAGGCCTCCATAACTGAAGAGGATAATAAAGTTAAGGTTGAGATTCTATCATATGATACGACAGGTAAGCTAACAAATAGTGTGTCAAATACCCTAAAGCAAAACATAGCTAATTACCTCTCAAATTATAGGATGTTAAACGACTACATTTCAATAAGTAGTGCTCAAGTTATTGACGTAGAGTTTGAATTTTCGGTAGTAATGGACTCAACTGAAAATCAAGGACAAGTTATTACAAATATTGTTGATAGTGTTAACTCTTATATGTCTCCATTAACAAATGAATTAGGTAAAAATATAAATATTTCTGACATCAGAAGAATAGTACAAGATGTTTCGGGAGTTAATACACTATCAGAATTAAAAGTATTTGGCAAAACAGGAGGACAGTACTCATCAAGCGAAACATCACAACCATATGTCGACAAAGATACTAAACAAATTAGGTTAATAGATGATACTATTTTTGCACAACCTAATCAAATATATCAGATAAGATTCCCTGAAAGAGATATTAAAGTTAGGGTTAAAAATCTAAAAGGTGTTTCATTTTCTTAATGACATAGAAACACAATTTATAATTTAGTTACTTTTCTTGAAAAAATTTTAAAATTAAGGTAAATAACTATTTATCTTAAAAGGAAAAATATGCCTAAATCGTATAGAATAAAAACAGAACCTGGTGTTGATAAACATATAAGAGTTAATATAGAACAGGACTTTGATTTTTTAGAGATACTATCTTTAAAATTAAGACAAGAAGATGTATATACTAGATTTTGTGCCGATTATGGGGTTGTTGTTGGTAGAGTGATAGCCAACGGAGGTTTCGGTATACCTAATGCGACCATTTCTATATTTGTACCATTAGATGACTTAGATATAAATGACCCGATAATATCAACATTATATCCATATACAAATCTAAGAGAAAAAAATGAAGACGGATATAGATATAATCTTTTACCATATGTTTCTGAAAATGAAGGACACACACCTACAGGTACATTCCCTACAAGAGAAGATGTTTTAACTAGACGAGAGGTATTACAAGTGTATGAGAAATACTATAAGTATACGGTAAGAACTAATGAAAGTGGGGACTTTATGATTGTCGGGGTCCCACTAGGAAGCCAAAAACTTGTAATGGATTTAGACCTTTCCAATATGGGAGAGTTTTCACTAAGACCTGCAGATTTAGTTAGAATGGGTATGGGAGTACCTTCACAGTTTAATGGACAGAGATTTAAGTCATCCCAAGATATAGATAGTTTACCGCAGATAGTTAATAGTGTACAAGATATTGACGTTTCGTCTTTTTGGGGTGACGGTGATGTTTGTGATGTTGGTATTACTAGAGCGGATTTTGATTTAAGGGATTTAGGTATTGAAATACAGCCACAAGCAGTATTTATGGGCTCCATCTTCTCAACAACAGAACAAGACTTCTTGAGAAGAAATTGTAAGGCTAAGAGCGATGCGGGTAATTTATGTGATACTGTTGTAGGTCCTGGACAGATATTATCAATAAGACAAACAATAGGAATTGATGACAATGGAGACCCTGTTTTGGAGTCACATCAGTTAGATAACAATGGTTATGTCATCGATGATGATGGCGTTTGGCTCACTGAATTACCTATGAATTTAGACTATGTCATTACTAATGAATTTGGTGAACAAATAATATCACAAGACCCTAGTGTAGGTATACCTACGAAGGCTAAATACCGTTTTAAAATTAAATGGATGGATGAAAGCGGTCTTCAAGCAGATGTTATGAGAGCCAATTATTTGGTCCCAAATATTAAAGAACACGGGTGGTCTGGTCCATCAACTTCACAAAGACCAACAGATGAAATACGTAACAAATCATATGCGTTTTCTTTAAGTTGGGATGATTATTATGATAAAGAAGCCGCTATTAATTGTGAAGATACTTTCTATGAGTTCTATTATAATAAAGTATATACAGTGGCTTCACACATCGATAGGTTTAAGTGGGGGTTAAATAGGGCGAGACACCTAGGTATTAAAGAAATTACAGATAGAAGGTGTCAGTCTGAGGTTAATAGGATGCCTATTAATGATGGGCAAAGGAACTTTGATTTCCTATTCTTCGTATTCAATTTACTCTTAACAGTTGCTGGATTTATATTAATTGCGTTAATACCTATAATACACATAGCTCTTTGGATATATGACTTTATTGTAAGAGTATTAATTGGTATTATAAGATTTATAAATAGTATCATAAGGACTATTTGTAAGGTTGTTTGCTGGGCGTTTCCCAAGAGATTACCGTGTGATTCATGTGATGAAAGAGGTATTGATGAACCTGAAAGACCTGAGGGTAAAGGTATTTCATTACCATCTATGTCATATCCTGACTGTGAGGCATGTCCCTGTGAAGCGGATTCTATAGACACCGATTCACAAGATGTATATATAACATCATTAATTGACCAATATTATGTACCTAATACATCTGCTTTAGCTGACATATCCAGTAGAAATACCTACGAGGATTTTTCAACATGTGAATTAACACCAGAATACAACGCGGCAAAAATAACATTCCTTTCAGGGTATGATTTAGCCGACGAATTCGATATTACAGACGAATTGATACCACCTATTGGAGACCCAAATGTCACAGGTACTATTGCATATGTTTGTCAATACGTCAGCGATAATTGCCCTGGAGATTTTTTTTGTAATGTTTATGAAAATATTTGTAATAATTACAATGATGGTGTCAGTACTAGTAATTATATTTTTTACAGAGATAAAAAGTTTTATAAAAGTCCTGTTTATGTTAATTACTTTAATTGGGATGATTTAAGTGCGAATTTTGGACTTGCAGAACCTCAGGTGAAGGCGTATTTAGAATCACAAGGTTATACATCATCACCTAATTATGCGGTAGATGGGCTTAGGTCTGATATAAATGTGACGTTATCCCAGTCACTTAACTTGATGAATCAAAGGTCACAATATTTTATTGAAGCCACAGATGAAACTGCACCTAATAGAATTAGAGTAAAAGTAAAAAATCAAAATTTTGCGGGTGAAGATAATGAGGTAGGTCTTGGTGGTGGAGGTGGTGGTGGTGTAGGTGGACAGACAAATTTGTCTTACTATGAAGACCAACCATTAATATTAATATTTGATGCTAACGTTAATATCACTGCGGGTCAGTTATTAACTTTTAATGAAACTGAAAATTTACAAGACCCTAATTTTATTATTCCTTCTAATGATATTTTATATACAGGTATTACCGTAACTAATAATAATATACTTACTATGGATGCGGATTATAATGGTGAAGTAGGTATATCTTGGATTACAGGACAAGGACAACAGGTTACCGGACCCATATTAAACCCTGGTGAAACTTATACTATACCTGGTTGTGTGAAATTTAATAGCGTAAACACAACAGCACCTATAGGTGGTGGAGACACGTCATTAGTTGATATAATACCAGGCACACCTTGTCAGATACCTATAACTTCAGGATTTACCGAATATAATGAAAACTCTTATATAACAAAACAAATTGATTGGATTGATTGGGAAGGTAATATACAAACGTCTGATTTAAAATTATTTAATGATAATCCTGACGCTACGTATAAGTTTAGAACCGGAGTTGAATACTTTCAAGTAATCACCGCACACACACTTAGTCACTTTATACCTTGTGATGAATATAATGACCCTAACTGTGATAATATAGAAAATAGTATTGCTGGAGGACAATGGTGGGAGTTTGCAAATAACGTATTTAGAAAATTCTTAATTAATAGAGACCAAACATACTGGTGCCAATTTGAACAAGGACCTTGGTCTGCTAAGGCGTGGAACTATATTTTAAATAAAGAAAACTTACAAGTTGCTATATTAACTAGAGGTGTAGACCCGTGGACACCAAAACAAAGAATTGAATATGATTTATCATTGTTATACGGTTATAATGATTTTATTAATAGTAATAATCCCACACAAAGCGTTAAGGTTATCGGTGACTACTTCTTAAATATTCCAATACAACCCAATAATGGTAGTGCTACAGATGATTGGTTTTTTGATTATAAGTCACCAGCACCACACTTCAATGTTGACCAAATAAATACGAATGTAACATACGGTAATAGTAATGGTGAATTAGATATAACATGGAATAATAATAGTGTCAGTGCAGATACTGTTGGAAATGTATTTTTTCCGTCCTATCTATATACTTTAGATACACCAGATTATGATTTTATACCATTTGAGAGTAAATCACTGACATATTATTCATCATTGGATAAATCTGTAAACCCTGATAACAATAACATATTTAGTAATACCTTTTTCTTTAATGGAGTAGGTGCGGATAACTACTTTGCGGATTTTAATGCCATGGTTGATGTAGACCCTAATAACCCTACAACTCAAGTTGGTAACAATAGATTAGGTCAAAATCTGCAAGAAATTTTAGAAGGAGGTACATTACAAATCTCTAATGTTGATTTCGCTAATCAGGCTACACAACCTGATGGGTTATTTGCACTTGATGTTCTACTTCAAAATAAACTTATAAGACCTGTTAATCAGTTTTTGAAACCTGGAGGTAAAAAAACTTTAACATTATCTATGATTTATAGTGGATTGACTGATTCCCCAACAACGTCAATTGACGACCCGAATAAATTGGTTATTAGGACTGACCGATTACCTTCTTCTGATTTGGTCGAAACCCTTGACGGGGGAGATGACCCAACTTTTAAAATGATGAGAAGGTATATTCTAAACCTAAATAACTTCTTTGGTTTATATGAAATTAATTCTAACGGTGATTTTACACAAACTATAAACCTATCAGGGGAACCAATAGATGCTACAGATGCTTCGGGTAACTTAGAGGATTTAACTGGTGATACTACTAACCCGTTATATCAGAGTGGTGTTTTAGAAAGTTTCACTTGTGAAGGTATGGTTCCGTTAACTTGTTATTCTGGTAGTGCGGAGTCATTTGCGGTAACTGACCCATGTGAAAATGAAGATAGAATGGTTGGTGGTTGTTATAAAGTATTGAGACCTCCTTATATATCTGGGATAGCAGATGACTTAAGAATAGCTAAAGAATGGAGAATAAGGTTAAGATTTATATTCGGTGCCTGTAGGGGTGTTATAGGGGAGATGTTTCAAAATAATTGGATTAACGGTTCCTTGTATATGCCTTCATTCCAAAAACAATCTATATTTAATTCTGATAATGAATTAGATAGTTACAGATATTGTGGATACCCTGAGGGTAATCAAGAATATAACGGACCATTATATTTTAATAATGAAACTAATAGTTTTTATTATAGGTCAACACCATACGGTAATAACACATTTTATGGTCAGATACCATCTAAAGAGTATAGAGGCGCTAATAAGAAAAACATATGGTCACCCACTACAATTATGGAATTAGGGCCAAGAGATGCTTACGCAAAGGAAGTTTCATTCTCTAGTGAATTCGATGGGTATATTATAGACACCATAAAAAGTAGTAGTTATCAAGATAATTCGGACATTTTAAATTTGTTTATAATTGGTAGATTAGTAAATGGTAGTTTCTTAAATCAGATTATTGGGGGTAATGGTGGAGACGCAAGTATAAATCAGTTATTTAGTAGAGAAGAAGGTGCGAACTTTTTAAATAGATTCTATGACGCACGTGTTGATGGTGATTATGCTCAGTTAATCAGTATTAATTCTGAATATGGGGTAATACCATATATAGATGGTAATTATGGTGATGATATTACAATTAGTGATGATAGAATGGGTATTTGGTTTGATTCTAACACTATAAACAGAAGGACATTAACTAATGGTTACACAACTTTTGGAAATGACCCTACAGGACCTGTAAATTATTTTGGGTATAGTAAGTCACAAGAAGTTCCTTATTATATGTGGGAAATGAAACAACCTGATGAAGAGAATGTATTATATCCACAAATTAATTTATTTGGCTCACAGAACAACAGTTGGAACACACAAAATATCTACAGCTCAATATACCAAGGAGATGATTTCTTTGATGGTACAACACAAAAATATATGAAACCGAACTTCGGGTATGGTTTAGGTTATATTTATAATAGAAGTAGTAATGACCCACAATTAGATGCTGTACCAACACAAAACCCAAATAGTAATAGATACAAAGTTGGTTCACCATTTCACTTTTATTTTGGACAAAAAAGAGGTAAGAGTGCTATAAATAAATTTATTGTTAGATATATAGCGGGAGAACTTTTAACATGATAACTAATGAAAAAAATAGTCCAATAAAGATAGTCCGAGGTGAGGATAAATTTGCTGGTGCCAATAATGTTGATTTAGGGTTAAGAATTAATTTAGATAGTACTAAAAAAAACTATGTTGAAGGTAATAGGTCTATAATTGTAAATTTAGAAGAAAGATTCGATATTGAAAGACAAAAGAGTACGACCTTTAGAGTTTCAGGTAAAATAACAAATATATTTAACAATATTGTTAGCGGACAAACCTCATACGAACCGTTTAAAAATAGTTTATATTATACTAACGCATTTAACGCAGTAACCAATGGCTCGGTATGGCAAGGATACCCACAATACGATGAATTTTCTTTTTTTAGAACTAGAGGAATTGATGGACATATTCCTTTTGTTACTAAGAGTGCGTCAACATATAATTGGATGACATATGTTTCATATCCCTCTGAAAATTTATTAAATAAACAATTAAAAATAAAATTTGAAGTAGAAGAAGATAATGTCATAACATATAATTTTAATATTGTTGATGGTATACCATATTATATCAAAAATAGAAGAGTTAATGGTAAAAAATTGGTTACATTTTATTGTGGGTTTAATCACAATCTAAGTGTTGGTGAATGGATAGAACTAAAAAATAGCGTAAACGGAAAAAGATTATTTCAAGTATACGAAATTGGTGATGAATCATATGGTAATGAAGATAAGGTATTTTCTATATATGATTTTGGTTTTAATAACCCACAGTTTGGAGATAACGCGAAAGGTAATTTCAAAAGAGTCATAAATAATGGTAATTTAGGAGAAACGACTAGTGTATATTACATTAGAAAACATAAAATATTAACTAGCAACTCAAATTCTGACATAACAAAAATGGGGTTTGAAAGAAACCCGTTCCCAATCGAGAAACAATTAGAATACTCAGGACTTACCCCAAATAACCAACAAAGAATCTCAGTAAAAGACGGTTCACAAACCGTTGCCTTTTCTTTTGATAAAGATATAGATATAAATGGGTTAAGAGATAACCTAGATAGACCATTAACTGAACTTTTTGTTACTATTTTAAATAGAGGTTATATGGGATGGTTTAATAATCCATATTATGGTAGTAATACAACTGGCGTACAAGTTGGGTGGGAATTTAATTTCTTAGAAAATGAAGTTGATGACTGGTGGAAGCTAAATAATATAGATAATAGAGATAATATAGAATCTTTAAGTTACACATTCAATAACGAAGAATTTTTTTACAACAAAGCCTTAAATATTGGAGATGTTATAATGGGTGATATATGTGAGTTTAATGAATATGAACAAAAAGAAACGAAAGTTTCTGACATATACCACAAAATATCATTCAACCCTCAAATATTTGATAACAGTAGTTCGAATACACTACCTGATGGATACGCTTACAAACCTCATTATTCTATTAAAATAAGAGAATTCTCAGATTATGTTGAATTTGGTGATAAAGATAAAGTAGATTTAATACCTGGATACGCATTTTTTTCCAAATACGATAATCAGTGGAGGTGGAGAGATTTATATCCATACGGTACCGTGGATAGTGATGGTAATGGTGTAGATTTACCATTTTTAAATGGTGCTCACTATGCTTTCAAGGACATATTATTCCTACAAACACCAATAATGAGAAACATTAACGTCAATAACGACATAATCTTTGCCCCATTAATAGACAACTGTGAATAAGTTTAAGTTTACGATATCACCCAACCAAAAAAACATAAATATTCCTATAAAAATTGACTTCGATAATTTAGGTAGGGATGATTTAGTAAAGGAATATGAAAAAGAAGTTACAGAAAAAGTAATCAACCCCATTGAAGACTTTGAAATAACTAGATTTGGTCATAAACCTTGGATATCGGGCGATACCATGGCGTCAAGTATTAATTATAAATTTTTCTTTTTTAATAGAGAAATATCGGTAGATAATACTAATACTAATAATGTCAGTAATTGGGTTAATGATTATAATTTTACTACGGTACCTGAATATACGGGGCAAACGTTCCAATATAAAGACATTTATTACTTTGCCAATTCCTTTAAAAGAAGTTTCTTTAAGTTGGATTTATATGATACACCTGACGCAGAGACACAAAGGTTATATTTAACAATAATAATACCGACACAACAGGGGGTTGAAACACAGCAAGATATAGGTACGGACTTGGTGCCTTTTGTTGTTGATGTTAAGACACCAAACTTTATTTTAGATTACATTGGTGATAAAGAGGGGTACTTTATCTATTGGTTAAAAAATAATACAGATTTGAGTATTGACGAGTTTTATATGAGTGTGAAATTCTTTAACGCTAAAATAGGTCAGTTCATTAGGATGACAACCCAACCACAATGCAACTTCTCAAAAAAGTTTAACATTGAAAAAAACAAGTATTTTTATCATAAGGTTGTTATTGATTATGATAATTATGAATATGAAATTAAGAACATTATTAATGGTAATAGAATAGGGACTACTAACCCAATAAAATGGTATGAATATGTTAACCCACAATGATACAGGATACAATATATGTTAGAATTTCGCCTGAAAGTTTAAAAAATGATATTATACAAAAAACTTTTAGTGGTGACACTTTTGGTGTTTATTCTAATATGTCTGAAGTTTTAAGTGGTGGTACGGGAGGACAAAGTGCCCTTACAAACATGTCGATACCCATACTATTTACTCAGAGTATTGACGACATAGGTTTTTATAGTGAATTTGATGGATTTATCTTACAAAAAGAAGTTGTAACTAATTTTTTAGTTGTTCCTGATGAAAATAATATTTATACCGTAAAATTATTTAATACCTCTGAAGAAACAAAAAAGTTTTTAAAGCTTTCATCGTATATTGTTAATTGGGGTGACGGTAGCACAGACACTTTTAATAGTAGTACCGAATACTTAACCCATAGTTATCCAAATATTGACACCGATTATGTTATAGAGCTAACACAAAAAAATCCGTGGGGTATTACTAAAATACAAAAAACAGTAAAGATACCCACAACAACAGCAACTATAACAAACCCACAAGGTAATGTCACTTTCACACCCAACGGAGGTAGTTGGGAGGGAATACCCGTAAGTTACGATTTTATTTTTACTGGGGACAGTGAAAATAATGTTGAGTCACAGATATCGGAAAATTATACTTCAACACCATTTACGATTACAGGATTTACATCCTCAAAACTTAATGAGTTAAAATTATATGGACCTACAAAATTTAACCCATCTGTTGTTGTTAAAAAATATGGACAAGACTACGGTCAAATAAACGAAATAACATCAACCTATACCGCCTATACTGTCAATGATATACAATATTATGACTACAATGATGGTACTACACTATTCTTTATTGAGTCTCAGGGTTTGACTGAAGACATGATAACTGCAGAACCCATTACTAAAGAGGAAGTTTTAATGGGAGTTGTGGACTCACCGGAAATACAATCTGGAATATTTATTGAAAGAGGAAAAAATTCTGCTTTTGAATCATTACAGAGACTTGGAGAAGTTGATAATATTGGAGACCTTATCTCATACGGGTACGGTTTCTTTAAAATAAATAAAACCTAAAGAAATGGCGTTAGGAACATACGGAACAACAAGACCAGCTGACATGTCACCTGAGGACGTGGAAATATTATTAAATTACACACCTTCTAGAGACCAAACAAACACTTTTGAATTAAAAAAATTAAATTCTACTGATGTTTTAACACCTTATTTTCACAATGGTGAAACGGGTGGTAACGCCAATATTGAGATTTTAGGTGGACTATATAACCTAACTCTACCAACAGAAGAGTTTAATAGATTAGGTGTTTATACTGTCTATATAAGACCTGCGGAAATAAGAACAACTATAACCGACTGTGGAGTATTATCATCACTCCCGAATGTTAAAGGTATAGTAATTGATTTGAATAGTGTACCGTCACAATATAGAAATAAATTTACTAACCAAGGATTAGTTGGTTTTAGAGTTGAATATTTAAATGATGATGGGAGTAAAATAACTAATTTTTACAGAATTATCACATCTTCATTCTATTGTGAACCCGTAGTTACAAACTTAACTAATAGTTCACAAAAGGCAATAAGATATAGATACGTTGAAAATGGTAGTGACCTAATATTCTGTACGTTATCACCATCTAGTTCACCATCAAATAAACCAACCGCGACACCATTCATAGGGCAACCTAATCAAAATATTATTATCACAAATACTTCATTTAACCCTATAAGTGTTGATATTGAAATTGTAGAACATGACGTAGAAACTCTAGCTATTGCATTGTATGGTAACCAAACCAAGAGTATTGAAGACGGTATCTACACATTATATGATACTGATAATAATATCTATAAACAATACAACCTATACGAAATACGTGACGAGTTTAATAATTTATTATTTGAGGTTAGAGAGAATAGAGGTGACAATATAGACTTCAGTAAAAACTTTACGAATATAACTGAGTAATGGCAGATAATAAATATAGATATCCTCCGGCCCCCGCAAGTGGTAGGGGAACTTTTTCGGATAGGTTAGTCGGTTTACAAATAGTTGACGGAGGAGGTCTAACGCAATCAAATTTCGAGTTTTCTACTAACGTAGTTGAAAAATCAAATAGAAATTTTGATTTGGGGGTGTTCTCTGAACCAATTTCATTAAAAGACCTTGAAATTACAAATATTGAAGAGGCGAAGAAAATAATAGCCAAGGACCTAAATGTATATCCTAATTATGATATCTCAAAGGTTACTTCGTTTAGTCTATATGGTTCACTAAGTAAAAGAATATCATCCTCTATAACAAAAATAATTAACTTTTTCCCTGCGGCAATACAAGTTGATAGGGTTTATTATGATTTAAGTACAGGAAATACCGCTTACAATATTGTTTATGATGATGTTGAGGGTACCACCACTTTTGAATTAAATGTTAATAGGTTAAAAAACCCGTTTGATATTGATTATTCTGTTAATGCAGATAGAAATTTATCTGTTAGACCTATGGAAGTGAGTGAACTTAGAAATTTTAAGAAAAACTACTTAAAATATTCACTTTTTTTAGATAACGTTACTAAAGAATATAAAGTACTAGATTTAGAACCTTCTCTAACTTTATCCGCAGGTACCATAGAAATAATTGTCGAAGGAAATCCGTTTAGTGGTGATACAGAAACCACTAAAACTTTAGTTTTGAAACCAAATACGTTTGTAACTGATAAAGAATTTAAGGATAATTTTGATGAGGTAGAAGACTTTTTATTAAATAGGTTAATCTCACCTAAATATACCGCAGTTTTTGAAGTTATAAGGGAAACAAACAATGGAACATTCTATAAAACTAATGAAAAGATAAAATGGTCGTTAGATGGTGAATGGAATTTAGATATAAGGACTAAAAAATATGATAATTATTTAGAGCAATTAAATATTATTGCCGAAGATATTGATGAATATAAAACAAATCTAATAAGTAGATTTTTAACCACAGGGGCATTTAAAGACTTCGATACTCAGTCAAAGAATGTAGAAAAAGTTTTACAAATATACGGAAGAAGTTTTGATGAAACTAAAAAATTCATAGACGCATTATCGTTTATGAATTCAGTTAATTATATAGTAAAAAATGATATTCCGTCACAACTACTTAAAAATTTAGCACAAACATTAGGGTGGGATACTAATATATCACCAATAACAAATGAAGGGTTTTTAAGTTCAGTGTTTGGTGACGGGGCAGATTCATTATATGAAGGACAAAGTAGAAATAAAACACCTAATGAATTAAATTATCAGTATTATAGTAATTTAATATTAAATTCCGCTTACCTATTTAAGTCTAAAGGAACGAGAAAATCTATTGAGGCGTTAATGAGATTAATAGGTGCACCTAAAGCTTTAATAGAGTTTAATGAGACAATTTATTTGGTTGACGGACCAATTAATATGAACAACTTTGATGAGGAGTTCAACTCAATATCAGGAGGTACAAAAGTTGATATCTTACCAACCGAAGACCCATCAATTTTATTCTCAATTGAGGGTACTACCTACACAGGATTTACAACAGAATCGTATACTTCATTTGTTGATGTTATTAGAGATGATTATCCTGTAGATAATGAAGGGTATCCTAAGATGCAGTCTCCTACAGAAGAGTTTTTCTTTGAAAGAGGGGCGGGTTGGTATCAACAAACACCTGACCACAGGTCATTAGAGGAAGTTGACGTAACAAACTCAACATTTACTGGTCAGAACACTGATGTACAAACTACATTAGAACCATTCACATATGGACAAAAATATTTTAACAGATATGAAAATTTTCCATATATGGATTTAGGTTTTAGTATATCAAGAACTTATGATAATAATAAATCTTGGGCAAATTACGAGACCGGATTAAGAAGAAATAAGGGAGGTGGTTATAACGCTTATTATAATGTATACGATGAAAAATTAGTACTTAATGCTAAAAATATAGAGTTAAGTTTAAATATGGGGCAAGGTATATTATATGACATATGGGACATGTCAAAGAAGTATAATTACCCAATCCCTTCAACTGGTTTAACTACACCATATCCTTCACCTGAAGGTATTGATTGGACGGTAATTAATCCAAAACCTAAAGAAAAAACATTTTTTGAATTCGCTCAAACTTTCTATACGAATATGATTAATGTTCGTAATAGACAAACGATAACTGACGGAAAGGGAGGGGGGTATCCAACATTACAATCATTATATTGGAAATATCTTCAGTCTGAAGAAGCGGTCGGAATACCATCGAATAAGTATACATACCAAAAGATGATTGATTTCACAAATGGTATCGGTGACTATTGGATGAGACTTGTCGAGCAAATGATTCCCGCTAGTACAATATGGACGGGTGGTCAAAAAATGGAAAATAATGTCTTACAGAGGCAAAAATTTGTTTGGAGAAGACAAAGAGGTTGTGAATTTATAACAATACCTTGTGTTCCATGTACATATAAAGGACAATTATTTGGGTATGATTGTACAAATCAATATGTGCAATGCGATATAACAATATCATCATTCCAAAACATATTAAATCAAAGTATCACTGAAGTTGCTAATAGTGGTGGTTATAATGTTAGTAATTGTGATTTATCTACAACAGAAAGTGAATGGTATGTGGATGTTAGATTGGAAGATGAAATCTTAGCACAAAATAAATTTTATAATGGATACGGTTCTACGGACATACCTAATGAAACACAATGGTTTGATGGCGTGGAAAATGGATTGAAATATTTATATCAAGAAGGTTTATATTACACTTTAAATGAAAGTGTTTTAACTATTTCTAATATTGGATGTAATGATAATTTTACTGATAAAAGACTCAGAGTTAACCTTGGGGTTAACGTTAATCTAAACTGTGGATAATGGCTTTATATAGTTTTACAGCTTGTACGGGGAATAATAATATCGGTAATATTATCGTTAGTGCTGATACTTCAGTGATATCTGGAGGTACAGTACCACCGATAACACTCTTTAACGAAACTTTTAGTGGTATGTGTTATACTTGGGATGGTACCACCACGACAGGTTCTCCTGATATAACACTTACTGGTAGTTCTGAGTTTGATACTCAGGATTGTGGTGATGTTTGTAGGGACGATTACAGTATTAGAATAAGTGGATGTACAGGTCAAGGAACGTGGATTTTAGGTTCCTTAAGTCCAAATCTTACATATGTTGAAGGTGATTCAATACATATAACATCATCAACCATAAATGGTTGTTTTGAGGTGTTAAGTGATGGGTACGCTTCACAAAATTACTTATTAAATGGTGATGATAATGTTACAGGTCCTTATGTTGGATGTAGCGGTTGTACTGGTGACTACTGCAACTATCAAGACGTGATGATTCTATTAGATGAGTCGGGCAGTATTGATTATGGTGAATGGGAATATATGATAAGTGGTGTTACTAACATTGTAGAAGGACTTAAATTATCTATGGACTCAAATGCTACTCAAGTAGGTATCATGAGATGGGCTGCTTGTACTCAAGTTAACACTTTAGTGGGACTAACTTCAGATTATGATACGGTTTACAATGCATTAACAGGGGCTACCAAATTATATAGTGGTACTACACAACCATCTAGAGCTATAAGGACTGCTTATAATACTTTAACAGGTTCTTCAGTAACTGAGGCTGAAAAAAATATAGTTTTAATTACTGATGGCTCATTAAATGATTTTGATGATGACTCATGTAATATTGGTTATAGTTCAACACAATTATGTAATAATATAAAGGCCGGAACGTTTAGTAACGGTCAAGTTATGAAAATCCTAACTGTGGGTATAGGAAGTGGCTCAAATTCAGATGAATTATCGGCACTTTCATCTGGCTCAGAGTTCTCGTTCGAAGCTAATACTTTTGAAGTGTTTAGAGATGTTACATCATTATTAATACCTGACTTGACTTGTGAAGATACACCAGACCCTGGTACGACAGATGTTTGGTTAGGTGTGGATTGTTGTGGAATTAATAATGACATTTTAATAGGCATAAACGACCAAATATCTATAACACCTTCAACAGATGCGGTAGTATTTAATGGAAACTGTTACTATTTTGATAGTTTAAGTGCAGGTACAATTGATTACTTAGCATTAAGTGGTGATGTTGTTACTTGCTCATTTAGTGGATGCCCTACTTGTCCAACACCAACCCCAACACCAACTCAGACGCAAGGAATAACACTCACACCAACACCTACATTAACGAGTACCCCAACTCCAACACCTAGCGACCCTATTACCTCAAATAAATTTATTGGATGTAACTCAGGACTAATTTATTCTTTATATGATAGTGGTAATAATCAAATTTACGGTACTACAAATACAGTATACTTTATTGAAACTACAGGTTCCACTACCCCAAACATACTTGATAAATGTGTCACTGCTACCGATTCTGCTTCTACTAATATAGTAGTCACTGGTGGTGGGATAACTTTAAGTGCTACCACATCATGTAATACCTTAGAATGTATAAAATGTAGACAAGGTACGACAAATGGTGTTTATCAATATGTCGATTGTTGTGGTGTAGTAAAAAATGGCAACTCGGTGGGTCAAACAATATGTTATGATAGAGATTATGTTACTACAGGAATTATTGAATCGACAAGTCCGTGTACCAGTTCTTGTGATGGAGGTGACTTGACATACACATTTTTAGTTAATGGTACTTGTTTAAATAGTAGTGGTGGTACGATTACAATATTCCCGTCAGGAGGTATAAAACCGTACACTATACAAAATAACGGGACTTTACCAACATTAACTGGTTATAGTACTTTTGAGTACACAGGGTTAACTGAGGGTATATATGGATTCACGTTAAATGATAGTAGTGGGGGCTCAAACCAAACAATAAACTTTAGTGTAATTGTTGAAGGTTGTTTGGGTGTTTCGGCATCTAAAACGAATGCTACTTGTGGAAATAATAACGGTTCATTTACAATAACGGGAGACTCGAATTCTTTACCGTATAATTATGAAATTTATAGAAATTCTAATATAGCTTTTAGCGGTTTAACAACTGGTAAAATAATAACATTAAATAATCTCACAAGTGGAGAATATTATGGTGTAGTTACAGATTACGGAGGGGCGACAGCTCAGACCACTAATTATACTATTACAAGTGGCACGTCTTTAGACTTCGGATACACTGTTACAGGAAGTTCAATATGTAATAATACTATAGGTGCTGCTAGAATTACAGGTGAGACAGGTACTGCTCCGTATACTTACTTATGGAATGATGGGCAAACTGGCTCAACCGCAACAGGATTGACGTATGGGACCACTTCGGTAATTGTAACCGACTCAAGTGGTTGTACTAAAACTAAACAAGTTACAATACCACAAATACAAGGACTTGGTATTGGTAGTTTAACAACGACACAAGCGACTTGTTCTAATTTAGACGGAACGGCTACGGTTGTAATAACTGGTGGTAGTTCACCGTTTATATATTCTGCAGATACAGGTGCTTCTACAGGTTATATCACTGATACTACATATACATTCACAGGATTAAATGGTAATCATATATTAAGAATTCTAGACTCAGAATTTTGTGATATTACCCAAAGCGTAAACGTACCATCTACCGCGGGTTTTGGAAACGTTTCAGTTAATACATCAAATGCGGTCTGTGGTAATAATGGAGAAATAACAATAAGTGTTGACGGAGTACCCACCCAACTTACCTATTCAATAACAGGTAGTACAGGTAATACTTCATCGGTACAAACCACATTACAAACACATACATTTAGTAATTTAAAAAGTGACACGTACATTGTTAAAGTATCAAATAATAACTTATGTGAATATATAGACACTGTAACGATAAATAATGAAAACAAATTTAATGTAAGTACTTCAGTATCTGACACGTCTTGTGGTTTATTTAATGGTTCGGTTGATATAAGTGTAACATCAGGTGCTACTGCATTAAGTTATCCCTTTGATTATATAATCAGAAGAGTAAGTGATAATACAGTAATATATCAAAATATTGATTCACCATATTCTTCAGATACTGTAAATAATTTAGCAGGTACTACTTACAAAGTAATTGTAACTGACAATAATGGGTGTACTGTTGAAGATTTCTTTACTGTTAGTGCATCTAACGGAGTTTTAGCTACTCTACAAAAGACAGATTGCCAAACAGGAAATGATGGTAGTTTAAACTTAGTTATATTCCAAGGGACTCCACCATTTACAGTTAATTGGTCAGATAATGTTAATAATCAGACTGGTTTTACTATAAATAACTTATCAGGAGATACTTACTCTGCGAATATTACCGATAATAATGGGTGTAGTTTAACTGTTAGTAATGTTATAACATGCGCACAAGAAAAGGCTGAGGGATACTCAATTAATAATATTTGTGACACTAACTTTATAACAACCACGGGTAATAAGAGAAGTTTCTATACTATGTTAAATGAGTCTTTCTTAGACGCGTCTAGTGGTAATACTAATTGTGTTTTAGAAAGTGCTATTTTTACAGCAAACTTTGTTGTTAGTTCTACTACCGTTTCTTATAATTTTAGTGAGGAATTTTATACCGGAACAACACTTACAGACGTACCTAGTGATAACCTATGGGCAGATACTTTAGATGGATTTTTAAGTGGTATTGGTGAATTAGAATCATATGATATAAATTTATTCAATAATCAGTATACTTTAATTTCTGATTGTAATGGTGATGAGGACCCATTAAGAGGTGCTTATGTTGAATTAGGGTTAGATATTGATATAACTGTTAACTGTATAACACCACCGGGTCCTGACCCAACACCATCGGTAACTCCAACAAGAACTTCGGCACCAACACCAACACCGACATCAACTTTAACACCAACTCCTAGTACTACACCTACTTTAACACCAACACCTACACACACAAGTACACCAACTACGACGCCCACATTTGGTCTAACACCTACCCCAACCACTACTATAGGTTTAACACCTACACCAACTCCTACTATAACATTAACGTCAACAAATACACCGACGACTACATCAACTCCGACACCTACATCAACTCCGACACCTACAAACACACCACCAGTTCAACCTAAGGCTCTATTATTTATACTTGAACAATCAAATAATGTTGATTTCGCCACCTATATGTACAACAACGGCTCGACATTCTATGGATTTGGATTAGATTACGCACCGACATCGGATAGTGATGTTACTTTATTCATGGACTGGGATGGTTGGTTTGATGGTACCGCACCTACAGTTATTGAAACAGATATACCTCAGACTACAGGTGGGTTAGATACATACGGTAATATAAAAACCGAATTTAACTTCGAGACTACACAAGTACCTCAAGGAACCGCAACTGATGCTTGGTATATATGGTTAATACCTCAATCTATGTTAGGAGGAAGTGATAAGAGACAAACATACATCGGATATAATATTAATAATAGCCCGACATCACTAACTTCACAACCAATGACAAGTAGTATATATCAGTATGGAGGTAATTATACTGGTAGTAATTGGATTAATGATACCTATAGAATGTACACCACACACCCAGGACTTGCATTTAGCATTTCAACCAATAATATAAGAACAATTTATTTTAAGGGAGATACTGTTGAATAATTTTATAGAATACTAACTTTGATAGTATTTATTATAAAAAAAGAGAATGGCTTTTGAGTATAAAAATCCTAACGCTTCTGGGGGTACTATAGTTAGTTCATTTGACGTTGTTGGTTATGATGAAACTACAGGTGTAAATTTTAGTGTACATACAATAGGTGGTTATATGGAAGTTTGGTCGTTAGGTGACCTAAATTATACTATACCTAGTGGTTCGACAGGAAATATAAGATATAGTGGTAATACTATACCTATAACATATACACAAGGTTTAACCACCCCTATCACTACCAATAGTAGTATTATGATAGAATCTGATGGTATTTCATCAGGTAGAAGAAGATTGGGTATGTTAGTTTATGTTCATGAAACTGACAAAACATATCAATATCGAATTAATGATTATGAAAATCTTTTTAATGCCGCTAGTGGGGCCACAACTGTAAACTCAACAACAGGACAATATACAATTAATAACTCAACAACTGAAGGTCAAGACTTTATTAATTTATGGCTTGATTCATCTATAGAAGGGGTTAGTGGTGTAACTAAAGAAAACGCTAGATGGGTTATTTTTCATGATACCGATACATTTATTACTGGAGGTACTTATAATTCAGGGACTACTACACTCACTTTATCTAGAAATGACGGACAAGATATTGATGTAACAGGTTTTAGTGCGTCGGGTTTAGTTAGTGTTTCTGCTAACACTGGTTTAGGTATTGAAAACGATGTATTATACACTACCTATAACACACTATTGGATTCTAGTTTATCAATGGCTGAAACAATAGGTGGTTTAGAGGCGGGAACTACAGTGGCTGACATTAGCGGAGACACATTCGTAAGCCTGTTTAACGATTTATTGTTCCCAACCGTAAATCCTACATATACAATACCGACAATTAGTATAGGTGGAGTTGGTAACTCAACTAGAGAGGTTGGTACAACACTTAGTTTATCTATAACCGCATCTGCAACTAAAAATGATTCGGGAAATTTCACACAGTTAAGGGTATTAAGAGATGGTAGTGCATTGGTTACAGATACTACTATGACTATATCTTCGGCTACTGATGTGCCTGACCAGTTTGGATACAGTAACCCTAATAATCCAAACTCAGGTTTTACTTTAAATAGTAGTCCTTATTCTGAGTCTTATACTGTACCCGCACCTGGCGGGTCATCTACATCGACAAGTACACAATATAGAGTTGATGGTAATTATGATGCAGGTCTTGCCAAAAACGATAATAAGGGTAGTGTAGATACAAGAACACCTGTAGTTAGAAGTGTAAACGCACCACAAGCAGCATCAAACAATTTTCAAAGCAGTCAATACACTTACACAGGTATATACCCGTATTTTTGGGGTGTTTCTACAACTCAACCAACTGCGAGTGATATAGTTGATGAAATAACAGGTGGTACTGCGAATAAAGTACTATCCTCGGCTTCAAGTACTATTACAATAACTTTTGGAGCTAGCTCTCAATATTTATGGTTTGCTCATTTTACTAATTATACAAATAAAACAGTATGGTATGTTGACGCATTAAACAGCGGTAGTATTGGAGGTGGTACAAATTTATTTGGCACACCCACAACAAATTCAGTTAACAGTCCTGATGGGTATTGGTCAGGAATAAACTTTGAGATATATATAAGTAACTATCAAACATCAACAACTGGTAGTATGCAATTAAGAAATTCGTGATAACATGGCTATTATAGTAAATGATAATTTTGAACAGTTTGCGCCAAAACCATTAGACGATAGATATGGTCCGTGGACTAGTACCACTCAAGCGAACGATAGTATATTAATTGCTAATAGACATATTGGTTTAACTGTTGGTATTTTAACAGGTGATACGAGTTATAGTGGTGGAAGATATGTTACTGCGAGTGGAGGTACTGTTGAGTATTGGTATTATACAGGTATAACTGATTTAGATTTAGTTATAAAAATTAATGAGGGTTTTGACGGAACATCAGGCTCTTCAGGAAGCAGTGGAACTTCAGGCAGTTCAGGCTCATCAGGAACATCAGGTTCATCAGGAAGCAGTGGAACTTCAGGTAGTTCAGGTTCATCAGGTTCTTCAGGAAGCAGTGGAACTTCAGGTTCATCAGGTTCAAGTGGAACTAGCGGAAGTAGCGGTTCATCAGGAACATCAGGTTCTTCAGGTTCAAGTGGAACAAGTGGAAGTAGTGGTTCGTCGGGAACATCAGGTTCATCTGGCTCATCAGGAACATCAGGTTCTTCAGGTTCAAGCGGAACAAGTGGAAGTAGTGGTTCGTCGGGAACATCAGGTTCAAGTGGAACTAGTGGAAGTAGTGGTTCA